TTCTCGTCGGTGAAGCCGGGGTAGACCCGACCCGAGAGCGTCTCAAAGCTCGCTAGGTATTCTTGCCTAAAGGTTCGTTCATCGAGAGTATTGCGGGCCGCCTCGATCTCTTCCGCCGAGACGTTCCCCCCTTGAATCGTCGTAAACGAGAAGGTGTCCCAGTCCGATTGCTCCTGAGCCTGCTCCCAGAGATCGTGAAACCAGTTCAGACCTGCAGGGGTAGTGATGAACCAGGCGGGACCGTTCTGATCCGACAGAGCGGGCCTTAGGACCATCTCCCAGGCCGTCTGCTTGACGTAGGCCGCCTCATCGATGACGAGCGCCGTAAGGCTGACGCCCCGCAGGCTGTCCTCGTTATCCGCCCCTCGAAGAGCGATCAGGCTGCCGTTTGCAAACTCGATTGACAAATCCGACTCATTCCGCTTGACGACGAGCTCCTCGGGGGCCATCGCCTTCAGTTGGCGCCATGCGATTTGCTTTGCCATCCGATAGTTCGCGGTGACGTACCAGCACAAACTCCCGGGCTTCTCCATCGCCCAACAGATCAGCCGAGTGATGCACAGGTAGGTCTTGCCGAAACGACGACCGGAGCAGAGCAGCTTAAACCGCTTGTTCGCCTCCCACACCTCGCGCTGAGGCCCGGTGAGCCCCTCGGCTAGCCCGTCAACGTATCCGCGCAAGTCAGCCTCAGTGAAGGGCGTTGCGGACTCGATAGCGGAGAGGATCGAGCCCCCCGGGACTGACGCCAGGATGCTCATTCAAACAAC